AGTCTGCGCTCCGCATTCACAGATACGCCGGGAAGGACCCATGGGGGCGGGCTGGCAGACCATGGTCGGGAATGGCCTGTGACCATTGGCATACGAGGCAACGAAATGCAAATAACATTATTCATTAGTATATCATAATGATTTGTCAAATGTTTTATTAGATGAGATTGATAAGGGGATGTGATATAATGATATTAATATATGAATGTGGTAATGTATTTATATATGATAGTATGTAGTATAGTGATATAGTAATGATATCATATAGTTAAAGCATAATAGTAATGTCCTTTATATATATATATACGTGATGCCATGTTAATAATAATTATGATTATTATGTCATTTTATTATTGACATCTGTGCATAACCTGTTATAATAGACCTCATAGTTAGTATTAATTTTAATCTATTTAATAGGAGTACATAGGTAATGAGAATCATAAACGTATTAAAAGCAGTGTTAGTATTATTAGTATTAGTATTGATTGTAAGTAATTCAAGTACGGTATATGCTGTTGATTATAAGGCATTGATACCGGATACAATCGAACTGGTAAGTGATTATGATTGGAATAAATTCAATTATCAATTCTGCCATGTAGGTATTAAGCTGGTATATAACATTAAAGAAAAGCGCCCCGAAGTGATTGTTAATAACATGGTAGTACAGGACACGAAGCCTAAACCCATAACACAGACAACTAATAAGGACTAAATTACTACATAGCAGTTAAATAAAGGGCTCTATATATGGCGTCATATATAGAGCCCTTTTGTGTTATGTATCAATAAGTTATGATGTGTATATTCATAATGATTTATTGTTGATTTATTATTGACATACTATGACATAGTGGTATAATGGAGTTGAGGAGAGATAAACAATATAATATAAGGGGTAGGACAATGAAAAGCATGAGAGAGCAAATTGAAGAATTAAAGAGATTAAACCATATTGCTTATGCTGATTTAAAACGCAAAGCCGAAAGTAAATTCAATGGCTATGGCCATATAGCCGGTTATAATGAGATATTAAAAGCCGGTAAGAGTAAAAATATAGACTTATAGTAAGGGGGGCAGTACAATGGTAAGGACGTTAGAAAACAACATAATATCGACAATCCATAGACATACTATTAATAGCAGTGTTATTGATAAAGTAAGGATAATAAAGGATTATATACAGTTATATAGCTGTATATCTAATCTTAGAACATCGGCTATATTAAAGGGCCTTTGTGTATTAGATACGAGATTGAATTATAAAGCTTTAAAACATCAAATATAAAGGTATATATATATATCATGTTATTACTAATATTAGTTATTAGTTTTGAACTGGCATTGATAGTTGTATTATGTCAATTCTATAATGAGTGTAATAAACAGCTTAATAAAAAGGATAATCACTAAAACAGATAGGAGTATGGACCATGAAAGAAGTTAGTAATTTAGATTATACTATTACAAGGGAATATGACGGAGTATGGCTGCATTATAATGATAGAAAGCTAAAATTACATAGCGGTTCAAGAGATAATATAAGATTATATACTCAAGGTAGTGATCTATGTGTCTATGGATGGTATTCAAGTACGGCTTATTATTACATTGAAGTATATGATTATAATACACTGGAAAGGATCGGTGAGCTTTTTAAAAATGATTATGAATTGCCTGAATTATTAGGCGGCGAACATGCAGCGAAGTTATTTGAAGGTAACGAGTATATTACTCAAGCAAGAAAACTATATAATATCATTAAAGAACGGTAAAAAGAGGGCTTTAAACATGATAGACTTGCGTAATGTTACTAAACATCAGCATATGATTGAAGTTAGAGACAAAGTAACTAAAGTTACTAATGAAACAATCAATAGAAAAATATATGTACAACAGTGTGGTAATTTTTCCCCCTTATACTGTCGGTATCATAATGAGTATTATTTAATAGATTCCGAAGAATGTGATATGAGCGATCCCTTTAGACGGGATGAAAATATGACACTCTTTATAGAGGTATGAATTATGAGAGAAATTGATTCCTTATTTTTAGCCAAAGAAATAAACGCATTAACGATATGTAAAGCAAGAGCAGTAAATAGACGATTGTTTGTTCGTTTTCCTGATGGCTGGAATGAATATACGTATTCGATCTCAAGAGCATGGTATTTATTACGGTTAGCTGGCAGGGAGGGAATAAGATAATTGATTACAGTTAATCACAGTTTTATCAGTAACATCGAGGCCAATAGCATTTATAGTGTTATTGGCCTTTTTTATTGCTTAATACCATTACATATATATCTATATTAATATTAATATGCAATTTAAAGCCTTAAATCGGACCAAATTTCAATTATCAATCAATACCCTTTATAGTGGTATTAACGAGCTATCAATCAGATTATAACAGTATAAGAAAGTATAAACGTATATGATTAATAACAACAACAACTTAGAAGTATTGAGTATATGATATACTAATCGATATGTATAGTATAATGAATATAGTATTTTATCACTGTAAATGTAAAAGAGGCCGGAAAATGACATATTCCAGACATCAAGGTGATGGTGTGTTCTTAAATAGCAACTTCACAAGTTTTCGCACTCCACTTCACAAGTTTTCGCACTGCACTCCACTTCACTCCACTTCACTTCACTCTACTTCACAAGTTTTCGCACTGCACTCCACTCCACTTCACAAGTTTTTCCCTACCAAAAACAAAAAAAAACAAAAACACGCATTTTGTACTTGACAACGTGATAGGTATATGAGAACATAGACTTCATAAGCTACACAGATAAATGCGTAACACAACTTCACAATCTTTTCAAAGGGGGCAATAAAATGCCATACGTAAGGAATTTAGATTTATTAAAAGGTAGTAGAGATTGGGGGAGCTTCACAAGATTAGATAAAGAAAATACTCTTGCAGTGGTTTACAAAGATGGATCAAAGGCAATTCGGTATTATTACACTGATATAATAACTTATAGACTTGATGGTTCGGTAGTATTAAACTCCGATGGGTGGTCAACGCCGACAACTAAAGATAGGATTAATTATTATTTAAATAATAAGCAGTTTATAGGGGCGGGTAGTTATGGTGGTGTTTATATAACTCAGTCTAATAACCGGTGGTTTATAGATGATTATGGTAAGAAGAGCTTATTTTATGATGGGGTGGTTTTAGATCATGCCGGTTATGTTGTCCGCCCGGTGTATATAGATAAGAGACGAGACCGGTTATTAAAATACATCGAGAAGTAATCAATAAGCTTTCTCATTCAATCCGTAACCGACAACTATTAGATACATTCTTACTTAATACTGCCAGTGATTGTTGGTATTATAGTATGAGGGATGTTATAACAGATAAGCCGCATGGGGATAACGATCAGTTGCATACTGATCATTTACTGTCCCATGTCAAAGAAGGCCATATCACGGGGTCATTAATTTATAACGCTCTGATGTCGGATATTGCTATTAAGGAGCAATTACCCTTTATATCGGCTGATTTTTGGAGCTTCAAGCATATTATTATCAGATCAGTAAGAAAATATTTAAAGGGCGAATTACTTGGCATTAACAGGAAGTAATAAAAGAGATTAACTAGCTATGAATTGTATTAAATGCAATAAAGAAATATTTAGAACACCTAACCGAAAGTATTGTGATAGATGTAAAGAAGAAAGAAGCCGGGGAAATCACAGAAAAAACTACCAAGAGCACATCGAAGAGCGGCGAGAATACCAAAAACAATACGCTAAAGCCAGAGGAATTTCCAGGTGCATTGATCGTGATAGAAAAGTCGGATATAGATTTATTAAACGTGAATTAAAAAGGATATTACACGCTGGAGAGTTCTATGAAGAGCAATCAATGGGTATGGACCTTAACGATAAGTCGTACGCGACTGTCTATCTCGGGTGTTTTTTATCTTTAGATCCCTGTGGGAAATATCATCATATCTTATCGCCTAATGGAGTAACAAAGACCTGTGAGAAATTCTGGGAGAATCTAAATCAAGCAGCAGAAGACCTCGGTGGCTGGATTGAATCCGGCAAAGGCAATGAAACGGATATTTTCTTCTGTTTTAGTAAGTCAACATATTATAGTAAGATAAAAAACCATAATACTTATTTAAAAAGAAAGGAAAAAAGTAATGCAAAATAAGTACGAACATGTAATTTACGGCAACGCTCCCGGTATACCAAGGGAAGAAATTGATATAGCCGAAGATTTAAAGGAGTTAAAGTTCTTATTAGGTGAATATCGCCTAGCTTATGGTCCTGAATGGACATGGACATCTAAAAAAAAGGAGGATTGAATCATAATGAATACAAGAGAGTTAAGTTGCAAAAAACGATGGTTAAAAGAGAAAAATCAAACAATCAGAACATTAAGAAAACTCTATAAAGCTCAATGCACAGGCAAAAACAGTGAGTATTATAAGAAGATAAATGAAGAGTTCGGCAGTCTATATGAATATGGTCTGGCTTTTGATTACATCGCACCGGGAACATTCGGGGACCAAAAAGAAGGCTATTGGAGGTATCAACTATCCTATGGCGGCCCTAGTGATGAATTTAGATTCTATGCATCAAGTCCGGGGAGTGATTGTTATCGTATTGAATATGTGTTTCTTGATTGGTTTGATGGTTGTATCAGAGCGTTAAAGGGTAAAGATCTTGAGTTATTAGAAGATCTTTGGATTTGGTTCCAAGAGGGTTGAATACGAAAAGCCTTAGAGGAGGTATATTAATTTATGGATTTATTAATCATCTTATTTCTTATGTATTGTTTATTTAAAACCAAAAAACACCGATCATCCTCCAATAACAGTAATTTAGGTGGAGGGGGGTCATCAAGCAAAGCCGGAGGGACCGGCAAAAGAGGAGGACGTCATTAAAATGAAAGAGCAAATTATAAGTAAAAAACCGTCAAATACCCCAGAAATCAACATCTGTATTACATCTAAAGGTAACTGCATTGAACGATTTAATGCAGCATTGGTAAAACAAACAGCCCAGGACAAACTCTCATACTGTGCAGTATTTATTGACAAATCAGCTAAAATAATGCATTTTCAATTCACTAATGAGGGCGGCGATCTCACTTACAAAGTATCTAAAAACACATCGTCAATCGCTAGTCTCATAACAGCTAGTTTAAAGGAGACAGGTATTAAACCGGGTAAGTATAACGCAACTCAATCTAAAGAAGACAAATCAACATGGTTTATTAAATATTGACATAAGTTAAAGTAGTATGATAAGCTTTAGTTAATATAACTTTTAACCTTATAGTTAATTATCTAACTTAAAGCTAAGAAAGGGGGCTATCAAATGGAATCGTAGGAAAACCTACAAAATAGTATCAAATTTCAATCAAGGGCAGGGATCAACATCCTTGCCCTTTCTTTTTATTCTCTCTTATTTACACTACTAATACTAAGTCGTCAAAGCCATATTTAATTGCTATTGACTAGTTTTGTCCTGCCAAATATCCATTATTATACACCCCCAATGCAATGGCATGGATCAAGATCTTGATCGAAATACGACCATATATGGGGTTTTGAGTATATGATTGGTATTGGTAGTGATATTACAGTTTATTGTGAGTTTTTGATCGGATTTTTTGGCTCCTTAATGTGACGTGATTTGAGATCTAAACTTCACAAGTTTTAAACTTCACAACTTCACAAGTTCTTACTTCACAACTTCACAAGTTATAAACTTCACAACTTCACAAGTTCTTACTTCACAACTTCACAAGTTATAAACTTCACAAGTATCTGTGTTGAGTGTGCATTTTTCTATTGACATATATAAATGCGTTGTGGTATTCTAACTTCACAAGTCAGATAACAAAGGAGGTGATGGAATGAAAATAGTGAAGAAGGAAGTTGTTAATATTGAACTTGACGCAATAGATTCGATTGAATTACTAAAGGCAGCTAGTGCCTATAATGAACACGAATGGCACAACAAAACCGCATTTGCAGGAGGAACCATACTAGACTGCATGACTGCTCTTGTAAATAGGGCGTTTGAACAGGGTAGGCATTATGAACGTAATCATTAAGGGGGTGGTTTTTAAATGATAGATAACAACCAAGAACGGACGTTTGTTATTGTAATATTAGCTATATTGGCATTCACACTTACAAGTGCGTCATTGATTTTATGGGCATTTTAGCAGGGGGTAGTTTTGAAATGAAAGTAATATTAGTATCAACAGGTCAGTACAGTGACTATCGAATCGTAGGAGTATTTTCTACGCCGGAGAAAGTATTAAAGTTTAAAAGTAAGTATCCGGACCAACAGTGTACTTATTGGTTAGATCAAAATATGTAACACCTATAGGAGGATGAGTAAATGAGCAAACAAGCAACAAAACCGAAAGATAATTCAATCATAACAACGTCGATAGGGATTAACGCCGATACTTATGACCGAGTACAGAGATTTATGATATCGGAGTATAAAAAGACAGGCAAGCGCGTATTTTTAAAAGATCTTGTGAGTCCAGCACTGGATTTATATATTGTTACTTTAGGTGAAGGGGGTAATACGTAATGAAAATACCATCTGTAGAAAAGTCATCAATAAATACTAATAAGTTTGAACCATACACAATTACTATAACAATAAAATCTCGCAGTGAGGAGATTTTTACGTTTTTGATATTTAAGTCTCTCTGGAAAGCAGTTATTAAAGTAGTAGGATTTAATGGTCGATCTAAGGAATTACAATTTATAAATAAGCTATTAGGGTGTATAAATAACTGCCGTTAGCCTTTATCTTTATAGTATTTAATCCCACCAGCTTTAGGCGATGTCGTAGTTGATTCCTTAATGGCTTTAACTACGACAGTCGCCGCTACTCCGGCTTCAATTAATTTGATCTTCAATGTATCTTTGTTAAACTTACTTGATGTTGACGATTTACAAACTGTAATACTACCATATGATTTATCTGGGTGTGCAGCTTTCTCTCCCTCTTTTATATGCTTACTTATCAATGTATTAGCTGCGGTCTTTAAATCTGATGCTTGTGATTCTAAATCATATGCTTGGGATCTTAACTCTATTGCAAGTCTTACATCCGGGTGTATCATGATTTAACCCTCCTTAGTATTAAGGCTAGAAACTATATGCGATACGAATTGTATTTCACACCTGGTTAATGGTGTATTATTAATTACCTTGTTCAATAATGTGAGCATAAAATCGTGTTTAAATGTATTGTCTATTTCTATAACAATGTCTGTACGAGGTCTTAATGCTGTATCCACCGTTATTACCTCGCAGACAGGTACATTCTCTCGGATTGTATCCATAGTTAATACTCCTTATCTATGAGATTTATTAAACCCATTCCCAATTAGTTATACATAAGCTTTTAACAGCTCGAAATATCTATGACGCATCTGTGTATCATACTCATCTTCTTCATCCGGATCTATAACTCCGTGTAAGGGGTTTTGCATAATTCCTTTTAACCAGCGAGCTTCTTCGGCTTCTATACTAAGTATTATTCTTACTTTGATAACTTCCATTTCTTTAATTCCCTCCAATTATTCCTACTTCTCTTAGGGTCTACCGGCGTCGGTACATCCAACGTCACGGCGTGTTCCATTGTATCTACGACAGTCGGTGCGATGATGTCGAATAAATCATTACGCACTTCAAATAATAAATCATCATGTATCTGTAATACGGGCTTGACAATCTCAGGTCCGTAATCCATGCACATTGGTATTAATTGTTTCATTGCTTCTTTAATAATCTGCGATGCCGTTGATTGTACGGGCGTGTTACATGCCTCTCTTAATCCCCTTGATACTACCCATTTCAATGCACTCTTTACTTCCGGCACAGCTCGATAGCGACCGAATAAGTCTCTTACTTTACCGTATCTTCTGGCTTCGGATTTAAATCGGCTCATCATATCTTTGACTTTGGTATATATTCCGAACCACATATCAATGAACTCTTGACATTCTTCTTCGGTATAAACAACGCCTTGAGACAGTAACTGAGCTGCTAATCCAGGAGCACCAATACCGTACAATACGCCGAACCCGGTAGTTTTACACGGCCTTCTTTGCTTATCAGGATCTACATCGTTAATGTCAATTCCATATGCCCACGCAGCAGTTTGACTATGAATATCAACATTGGTCCAGAATACCTCCATCATTTTAGGATCTTGACTTAGATGAGCTGCTACTCTCATTTCTATTTGACTATAATCACAGGATAAGAAAGAATACCCCTCTTCAGGGATAAAACCCTCACGAATCTTTTTACCATCTTCTGATCTTGTTGGTTGGTTTTGGAGATTGGGATCTTGAGAAGATAAACGACCGGTAATTGTGCGTGTGGTACGAAATCGTGTATGAATGCGGTTATTAATATCCGTTTTAAGAACCAATGGCCTCGTGTATGTGCCTCGGAGCTTTTGACACTCTTTGAATTCTGTAATGAGATCAATGATCGGGTTCTTCTTTCTGTATATGTCAAGTTGTTTCTTCTCTGTCGATGCCGTAGGAGCTGGAAGGATCATAAGGTTATATAGCGCTCTTGCTACCTGTTGTGTTGATCCAAGATTAATATCAAATACACGTCCTAAATCTAAGTTAGGATTAAGTTCGTTGTACGACTTCACAAACTTCTCCCTCACCCCTTCCATACGCTCATCAAAATACTTCTCCAATCCAATATAATGCTCCGGGTTAATCTTAATCCCATGACTTTGCATATCAATAATCATCGGTAACATTCCCATGTCACGGTCCAGTGTCTCTTGCAATCCTTCTTCAACAATCCTCTTCTGTAATATCTTATAGACATTGAACGTTACCACTGCATCTCTACATGCATAATCCTTTGCCAGCTCCGCATTTACATCTGCTAATGACCCTTGTTGTGGTATTGGAATCTCGATACCTGTCTGCTTTCTATACTCAATGAGATTCTTCTTCAATCTATCATACAAATCCATTCTCCCCTCTGCCTTAACCCAATCTTTCATCGCCCTTGCAAGTTTCTTATTCAACACCTGGGGTTGTTTTGTTTTACGCTTATCACCGACCCAATGTTCAATCATTGGTGGTTTTGGCCAGTCAGTTTTGAGGAGTTCAGTGATATAATCAAATGCAATAGTCTGTGTCGCTTCAGATACAACTGCGGAATATTCGGTCATTTTGACCCCGAGAAGGCGATATGCGAGAGCTTTTAATCCTTGAGGTTGGTCTTGAAGCAGATATGACATGGTCATTGTACATGTGAATTGAGATGGTATGATACCGACGTTCGCGAGCACGTCGAGATCATACGCGGCATTATGGAAGATTGTTAATACTCCAGGCCGTGACAGCCACCGGTTCATCATGTCCATCATTATGTGGTTATTTGCCCTTACCATATAACCATGGTTATCATCTGCGGCAAAGGTCAAACACCAAGCTGTATCAAGTCTTGGATTAGGTTTATCACCCGCTAATATAGATTCAGTATCAACACTAACGAGATTGTAGTTACGCTCTGGCCTTGCGAACTTATCCCAGAGTTCATCACATGAGATGATTTCTTTATACTTATACTTCCCACCTTCATCACCTTCCATATCACGGGGCTTTATAACGCCATTGATAGTTGCCTTTACTGCTTTGAAATCGTTCTGTATCAACAGCATTTTACTGCCATCATGTAATCCATATGAAGGATGATAGACTGGAATGATAATGACGTTCGGGTCATCAGGCCATTTAAAAGGAATACCATGGTGGGTTTCCATTTTAGCTTCCGGGCCTAAGAACCATTGGGTAGCGAATTTACCTAATGTAATGATATATCTCGGTCTTGTCAGTACGATTTCTTTCAATAATCTATCATGGCAATATACAAGCTCCTCCGCACTGGGATCTCGGTTATCCGGCGGCCTACATGCAATGCAATTGTTAATCCGAACTACATTGGGATCTATACTGATGTCGAGAAGGTATTTGTCGTTTTCCTGGCCGGATTTGCCGACGAACGGTTTGCCTCTAGCGCGCTCTTGTCTTCCAGGAGCCTCGCCAACCTCCATGATCCAGGATGGTTGAGGTCCGCGACCTGGAACGGCGTTGAGAACGTCAGGATAAAGTGGGCATAGAAAATGATTACAGCGATCGGAGTTCATTCTAATACCTCCTTTACAAGTTCCTTGGCTTTCCGTTCCTTACTCGACACCCACGAAGGCGATTTCCCTATCAATTGCGATGTATCTTTCAACGTACATTTACCTTCCCATCTATAAGCAATCGCCTTGCACTCTTCTTCAGTAAAACAATCCCGGAGGATCTTCTTGATCGTATAATTCAACTCCACATTAGGTGCGAATACAATTGACTCATACAATCTCTGAGATCGAAAATCCTTAGTAGCTTTAAACGCGTGTCTTATTGCTTTTTTCAATCTACTTGGCAGTATAGTACCGAATCGATATTTATGCGTGACACCGGGGTTGTATAAATGAGCTAATCTTATTGTCTCTGTTACTGTGATATCTAACAAGTCTTCAAACTCTATACCACGGTTTATGTACTGACGGGCAATCTTCACAGCTAATGGCATGTGGGATTCAATAAGTCGATTCACAAGTAGTAATTTCGCCGAACCAGGCACTTTGACTGGAGCGAATAAATTGTAATATATAGTCAACTCTTCATCCAGAGTTAAAGGCGGATAACTCAACAGAGTCTTTACATACTGTTCAACCGCTGTTTTCTCTCTCACATATGTCCTTTAGACTGGGATGCCTGGGGCAGTGAAACAGGGGCAACGTTTCAATGGCCATATCTACCCCAGGCGGGATTGTTAATGTGTGATCAGGTTGTTTATTGCTTTCTCTTCTTCTTTACAATCTACTTTAGAGCGTAATCCCACAATAACTCTATGTTGATATACGTGTTTTTTACGAACAGACTTGGTATTCCATTTAGCTGATGTTATGTTTTCGTATGCTGTTAAGTCGATATTAGTTGGTAATTGTAATTCAGCCAACATAGCTTGAAACTTTGTTGGCTCTAATAGCTGCGACAGTGTGATTTTGGCTCTAAGTTTACTATGACAAAGACTCCAATACATCTCTGATCTCTTATACATTTCCAACACATACCAATAACAAAGCTGATAATTACTTAACTTTGTCCATTTATCTGCAATGTTAATTATATTATGATTATCACTCGGATCAAAGCAAACACGTTTGCCTGTGCGAGATCTTCCTGGAATATCATTGATAGCGTAAAGAGACTTTGCAACGTCTCTGGGGTCTCGATGTAGAAATATCACTGAGAATTCAATGTCATTTGGTAGGAATTCAATAAATCCCTTGAATGTCATATGCGAGGTCTCTGAATATATTAGTTTGTCCGTATCTCTTTCTATTGCTTTGAGCTTTAATTCCCAGAATTTCTTATAGATATATGATGTTTTATCGTAGTCTAGTATCGGGTTTGTTGTGCGCCAGAAATAATTATCGAACGAGGGCTTTGCTTCATGTACAGAGCAGATGGAAGGGACTAATGAAAGGAGTTTAGCGAGGAGGTTTGTACCTGATCGTCCTGGAGTACAGCAGAATATTAATCTTTTATTCATCGTTTGCTCCACTTACGTGGTTACAGTCTGCGATAACTTTTAAGGCTGTAACTAAGTTTGGATGTATAGTATTACCCTTCATATAACATAGTATAGTATGAATAGAAAACAACCTACCCTCTAATTGACCTAAAATATAGTTAAATTCTGCTTCACTTTTTCCTTCAGCTAAACTGCTCATCTGTTTGACTCCTTGATTGGGGTTTTAATTTCATTTCAAAATCTATACTAAGCCATAAGATAAAATTATCTATATCACACCCGCATAGATTCTCTTCATTTAATAATTTCACTAATCTGTTGTATATTATGCGTTTATGTTCTTTGTTCATCATTTATTTCATTTGATAAATTACAGTTAAGTTTAATACTTTTAATAGTAACGACTCTTATAAATTTACCATTCCGATATAACTCCACTAATCCGTGCCCTCTATTACCTGTGACGTATTCTTTACCTCTCCAAATTACCTCTTGTCCGCCGAGTACCTGATCCATTACCGTTTATCCTCCTTGTAATTCTTTAACAACTTTATTGGCAATACCTTTACCAATACCATCTATTTTACACCACTCTTTTTCATTTGCCAATACCATTTCAATTAAACTCCCAAAGTGCTTTGCTACATCTTTCGCTCTATTAAATCCAATCCCAGGTAATTCTCCAGCGACTCTATGCAACAATGGTAGTTTCTTCGTCATTAGCTGCACGAACGGCTTATGTGCTTGTTTATGTGATTTATGTTCTTCCATTGATTTATCTTTCCACCAATGATAAGTTGACATGATCCAAGCAGCGGTTTCGAGCTTGTTCTGAGTTCGCCAGACATTAACGCCGCATATAGTGGTTAATGTATTGACATAATTGTATATTTCTCTTGCCATAAACTTCCGGGCACCAAGGGAGATTGGTACCCATTTACCATTGCGATAGTGTTCAAGGATCTTTGAATGAGGATTGGCTCGCCAAATTCCTTCTATGATGAGGTATACTGCATTGTAAGAGTTAAGCAGACCAGGGATTTGATGCCCCGATAACCTACCGCTTGTCATTGACGAGAGTAGGTCGGTCGTGGTCTTCCTCTCAACCCCTACAAGCAACGGTAATCCATCTGTATAACCTTTGCCGGTAAACGCAAAATCTCCAAAGTCGAGATAATCTAGTTTAGCAGAGCCTTTTGGAAATAGCGGAAGTAGCTCACCACTACCTACTCGACTATCAATTGTTATCATATCTACTTTAATTCCCGTGGTCTAAATTACTCACATAAATAACACCATCATCAGCTTCAACTTCATCGTCATCAAATCTCGCATTACCATTATCCGGACCTACAGAATAGATTATATAATGGCCTTTTTTGGACTGCAATTTCCATTTATACTCTTCAGGCTCACTACTATCACTATACGGGTCCATGGGGATGCTTTTAACAGCTTCAACATCGCCTAATTCCTCTGGCAGTGTGCCTTCACTGATCCTATAATGCTCTACCGCTGTTTGCAGTGTACGAAGGTCTCCTCTTGCCCTGGCTTCATTCCCGGCATGTTCCATGGTTTTATACGCTGGCATGACAATGCCTATTAAAGCTGTCATGAGTGATAATACAATTAACATTTCTACTATTGTAAAGCCTTTTTGGTTATTAAGTCTGGTCATTGTGTTCCTCCTTTACACCCAGGCGTTTGGATCTACTGTAGGCATTAACATTGTTGCAATGGTTTGAAAATTACACACTTCATTTCCCGTTATCACCGTACCTGCGAGTGACTTATCATGTCGTGAATCCATGATCTCAATATTAAAGCCATCGCTATCAAAGAATATCCTTAAAAACACCTGGACGATATATTCAATACCACTATACCCCGCTCGTTCATACTCTCCAGTCCTTTTATCCTTCAAATACTTATCTTTCATTTTATGAAGAAATATCGTATTTACATTAACAGCCTTCAAGGACTCATCCAAAAGGGCTTTAAACTCATAATTAGGAAGGCCATACTGGAAGGGTTGGACTTGCGAAAGTTTTCCTAGTCTAGCTAATCGTACTAATTCATACATTTCAGTACAAGTATCAACAATTACAGTTTTTACACCAGAGCTTAATGCTGTGATGAAATCTTGTTTTAACTGATGCCATACTGCGATAGTTTTATCGATGTCCGGATAGACATCTCGAGGATTAATAGGAGTGTCATAATTTGATACATATATCTTTTTATCCCCTGCAAACTTATTAATTACCGATTCCAAGCCATTATCCAAATTAAGGTAAGCTATCGGTCCCGGAGCTGTTAAAGCTAAATGAGTCTTACCGGCTTTAGGGAGACCCTCGATTGATAGTACGAGTCTTGGGTGAATGATTGTACTAGCTTCCTTAAAATTACTAGGTAGTTTCATTTTTAATCCTCCTTTATAGGATTTAAATACGCGAACTCTTTGTGATATATAATAGCCGCTTTATTATAAGCTCTTGCTGCATCTATTTCAGTAAAATAATAACCTAAAGATATACGTTTCTTATCCACAGTTATACGAGCCTGATACCGTACTGGGTTACGCCACCAACATTTAGCAATTCCCTTGTATTTTAGATTATTATAAGGTCGTGAATTATACTTGTTTGTAACAGCATCGCTGTGTCTTATATTGAATCTGTTGTTAACAAGTCCGTTATGATTACGGTGATCCACAGATTTATTTTGAGGTGTATCTAAAATCAATCTATGCATCATAAAACTCCTCGGACCTCTGAAACTGTGTACTGTGGTTATAACATACCATGTATATCTACTCCAAAATGCTCGCCATCTGTATTCTTTTACTTTAGGTATATCTACTGTATCTAACATACCAACTTTACCCTGAGTAAGGAGTATATAAGCATGATCTCCAAATACTAAATAGACATTTTTAGCTATTATTACTTCCACCTATTTACTTTTTCTCCTTTGTTATTACCTTATCTAATATTAAAAATACCGGTGTTTTGCCGGTATAATCAACCCTATATGTTCTTCCGCAGTTACTGCATACTAAGAACTTAAACCCATTACCCAATGATATACGCTTGCTGCAACACGGGCATAATACGGGGGCATACGAACTTGAACTAGAACATGATGTTGGTGCCTTTTGACTCCCGTCTTCAATCAACGCCCTTAATAACGCGAAGTAATTCCTTGCATCTTTAATACGATTATTAATAGCCTCTGACATTACATTACCAGTACGGCAATATCTTTGTATAGCTCTAATATGCTTTGACATATGTACTAAGAGATATTTGACTGGTGTTGTATCAAGCTCTTTAGCTCCGGCTTTGAAATTATCAAGAATATCATTAGTACGTTTAGGATCAGCATAATCTTCTGATTTTCTCACATGCTCATCCATTTCTTCTTTAACCATCGACTTCACAAGTTCTTGAAATCTTTCTTCATTCATTATCTTTTGGCTCCTCTGTAGCTTTATTCAACATATTAGTAGCGAATTCTATTTCTAAATCAGTCAAATCAGTTCCTAATTCTTCTAATACTTTCTGTATAAAATGCCTAATAAACAACTCATCCTGTGGTGTTTTAATCAATATCACCATCTCTTTCGGTTTATAAATCGACGGTATCGGTGCCATTCTTATATCCATTACGCTCTCCCTTCCGGTTTTCGTAAACGTTCTAATAATATCAAAGCAGTGAATTCTTTTACCATCGCATATACTGAATCACTGTAACGGCGATCTTTTTTTATTTTCTTGTCGTCTATTTTCAATTCCTCTTCCATTATCTTGCAGATCTGGATTAATACTTTCGCATCACTGCCTGTGATGTAATATTCAATTGCGTTTATCTCTGCTTTTATCATTTTAACCATCCCTTCGACCTACCATGATCTAAAATCATAGTCCAATTTTGTTGAATTTCCGTATTGGTATAGACTACTAAAGTCTCACGATATATTGGGCCTTCACCTCGATAGTATCCTACTAAGTATAATACACGGAATTTTACTACGTTTAATTTACACATATGGCAGTATGCCATAGTTTGAACTTGCCATTTCCACATAGTTTCTACGGTTCGTTTAGCTGATTTAAATGAACATTTGTATTCTTCTATCCAATTATTTTCATAATCAATGCCATCAGGACTACCAATAATACCGTCACATTCAACCTCCGCAGGGCGTACTCCAAGTGCATCTTTAAATGCCAATTCTAATAACCTTTCATATAAAAAACCAACCTGACACCATAAAGGATTATCTGTCTTACGTATAGGAAACAGTATCTCTTCTAAATCATTATAGATCTGCGATACGTGAAGACCAGGCGATCTGTTAGTTACTAAGCTTAAATCTGCCGGAAAGGGATTATTTAGTTCAATAAATTCCATTGTAATCGCTCCTTGGGAAGTTTGTTTGAGCAAAGTCCCCATATCGCTCTAAGGCTGCTATGTCATAAGCCCTAGCAGCAGCTATTTCAGTAGAAAATCTCCCTAAATGATCCTGTCCAATTCGTGCTTGGTATGGATTTAGTTTACTATCTAGAGTTGGTCTTACCCCCTTATACCTAGATTTTCTATTACGAGGTAAACAATTAGCGTTATTCTGTCTTGATGAGGCTATACGAATATTACAGCGACAGTTATCTAGGGGATTTCTATTTTTATGGTCTATGTGTAAGCTTTTAGGAAAATTTAAGAGTAATCTGTGTATTAGGATATGTTTACTCTTATTTATGTCCCAAGATTCAACATAATATGTAATATTTTGTCTATAAGTGTGTTTAACTGCGTGCCATTTATACCCTTTTACTTTATTATAATCTTCACTATCTATTGTAGCGATCTGCCCTTGAGTCAGCATAATTAACATTATATTACCAGCAACATAGTACGTATTCTCGCCTTTAACAACTTCCATCTTGTCCTCTATTTTAAGTTTAGCGTCATCCCTTCGATATTTTCCGTTAGTGATGACGCAAGATCTCAATCTCTCAATCTCTCCAACTGGCAGAGTGCATTAAGTTAGATACATACAATATAAACTTTCACGCACTCTACCAGTAGAGAGACCTATACAAAATTCAAGTCATAAACACTATAGAGTTACAATGCCATTAGCATAAATCCAGCCCTGTTGTGTAGCAAGAAATGCATCTTCAATGATCTTTGGTACGATCTGTGAGCGAAGAGGATCATCAGCGGCGATATTAGGTACGACTTTAGGAATCAATGCTGCTTTTTTGATACCTTCAGGGTTCGATGCCAGGGTAGTTAAGAGGAGTTCAGCGGCGCGAGCTGATACTTCATCGGCACCGGTGTCAGTGTTGGTGTCAGTAGGGGTAGTAGCTTTGGTTTTACCTTTCGATGTCGTAGATTTCACTGTACTTTTGCTCTTACTCTTACTTCTCTCACTG